CACGACCGCGAGTTACGGCCGGGTTCGTCACCGGGCCGTGCCCGTCCGCTCACTCACCGCCACCCCCCGGGAGGTGCCGATCATGGGCCTGCGTGGACCCGTCCCGATGCCGGCCAACGTGCGCGCCCTGCGCGGCAACCCGGGCGGCCGGCCATCACCGAAGCGCGTGACGGCCAAGCCCAGCGCACCCAACCCGCCGAGCTGGCTGGACCGCGAGGCCAAGGCCGAGTGGCGCAGGGTCGTCCCCGACCTCGACCGGCTCGGCGTCCTGGCCCAGGTGGACCGCGCGGTCCTGGCCACCTACTGCTCGAGCTGGGCCAAGTTCGTCCAGGCCGAGCAGGCGATCCAGCGCGACGGCATCACCGTCATCGGACACCGCGGCGCCGAGCGCAAGCACCCCGCCTGGCAGCAGTGGAGGGAGGCCGCCGGCGTGGTCGCGCAGCTCAGCCGCGAGCTGTTCGCATCGCCGAACGCGCGCCTGCGCTCCATCAAGCCGGAGGGTGACGATGAGCAGGAGGACGACATCCTCGACTGAGCAGCTGCGGGCGCAGCTCACCGCCGAGATCGACCAGGCCATCGCGGCCTGGGTCGATGAGGGCCTGGTCGACGGGACGGAGTGGCTGGCGCAGGGCCGCCGGCCGCTGCTCGTCACACCACTGCCGGCGCCGCCGGGTACCTGGTTCGACCTACTGGCCGTCGAGCGGGTCCTGAAGTTCTTCCTGCTACTGAAGCAACTGATCGGCCGTCACGCCGGGCGCGAGTTCCGGCTGATGGACTGGCAGGTGCGCTACCTGATCGCCCCCGTCTTCGGGCTCAAGCGGCCGGACGGCTACCGGGTGGTCAGGACCGTCTGGTTCGAGATCCCCCGCAAGAACGGCAAGAGCACCATCTGCTCCGGCCTGGGCCTGTACCTGTTCGCCGCGGACCGCGAGCAGGGCGCCGAGGTATACGCGGCGGCCGGCGACCGCGAGCAGGCCAACATCGTCTTCCGGGCCGCGGCCAACATGGCGTCCGGCAGCCCGCCGCTGAAGAAGAAGCTGGGACGCCGAGGCATTCAGCGCAAGCTGCTCGAGCACCCGACCACGCACAGCATCTTCCGGGCCCTGTCCTCGGAGGGCCTGCGCGCGCACGGCCTGAATGTCCACGGCGGCGTGATCGATGAGGTCCACGTCCACCGGAACCCCGACGTTGTCGACGCCTTGGAGACGGGCGTGGGCTCCCGCGCGCAGCCGCTCATCATCTTCATCACCACGGCGGACGACGGGGCCGAGACCGGATCCATCTACGCCACGAAGCGCGAGGAGATCGAGGCCCTGGCGGGCGGGCATGCCGAGGACCCAACGGTGTTCGGCGTGGTGTTCGGCGCCGACCAGGAGGCCGAGGACTTCGACCCGTTCTCCGAGGACACGCTGCGCACCGCCAACCCTGGCTACGGCGTGACCGTGCTGGCCGACTACCTCGAGGGCAAGGCCCGCCAGGCCGAGCGGTCCCCGGCGCAGCTGAACCGCTACCTGCGGCTGCACCTGAACGTCCGCACGAAACAGACGACACGCTGGTTGTCGATGGACGACTGGCACCGGTCGGCACGTACCGCGTCCGGGGTGCCGATCCCTGTGGAGCTCGAGGAGCTCGAGGGCCGCGACTGCTACGGCGGCCTGGACCTGTCGGCCACCACCGACATGACCGCGCTGAGCCTATGGTTCCCGCCCGAGACGGACGACCCAGCCGAGCCACACATCTGGGTCCCGTTCTTCTGGCTCCCGGAGGACAACCTGCGCGACCTCGAGCGGCGCATGAAGGTTCCGCTGGAGCGCTGGTCCAAGACCGCGGCCCACGCCGGGCCGGCGCTTCGGCTGACCGAAGGGAACGTCGTCGACTACCGGGCGATCCGGTCGCTCATCACCGACGACCTGGGCGAGCGGTTCAACATCAGGTCCATCGGCTACGACCGGTGGAACGCGACTGAGACTGTGTCAGAGCTGATGGACGCCGGGGTCGAGATGGAGCAGGTCTCGCAGGGCTACGCAGGGTTGAACGAGCCGTGCAAGGAGCTCGAGCGCCTGGTGCTCTCGCACCGGGTGTCGCACGGCGGGCACCCGATCCTGGCCTGGCACGTCGACTGTGTCGGCATCAAGACCAACACCGACGGCTACCGCAAGCCGGTCAAGCCGGACCGGCAGGTGTCCACGAAGCGGATCGACGGTGTGGCCAGCGGGCTGAACGCCTTGGCTCTGCACCTGCTGCGCGCCGAGCCCGAAGAAGAGGCCACGCCGGACATCCGCATCATCAGCTGACCCGAGGGGGTGCGTTGCTGTGCACGAGCGTGCTCAGTGGCTGTGTGAACTGGCCGGGTTGGCGGCCGGAGGGGCGGGGGCGGTGGTGGTCGGCGTCGCGCTCGGGGGCGTGCTCGGCGCCGGCCTCGCGCTGCTGGCCCTGTCTGTACCGCTGATCATCGCCGGGAACATCCGGCCCAAGGGAGGAGGCGACTGATGCCGCTGATCCGACGCCTCCTCGGAGGCACCCAGCGGCGCAGCCGCAAGAGCCTGCCCCGCCTCGATGGCCGGTCGACGGCGGCGGGAGTGTCCGTCACCCCGGAGCGTGCGCTGCAGGTGGCCGCCGTGTTCTCCTCGGTGCGGCTGCTCGCCGAGACCGGCAGCATGCTGCCGACCGGTGTCTTCCAGAAGTCGGGGAACACACGGGTGCCCGCGATGGAGCACCCGCTTGCGCCGCTGCTCACCTACCAGGCCAACCCTCATCTGGCCGCAGGCGAGTTCTGGGCGCAGGTCCTGGGATGGATGCTGGTCCGCGGCAACGGCGGCGTCTACATCGAGCGGAACCAGGCCGGCCGGGAGGTGGGCCTGTGGCCCGTTTCGTGGACCAGCGTGGAACAGCGCCGGATCAAGGACACCGGCGAACCGGTCTGGAAGATCACGCTGGACGACGACGAATGGGCGCCGATCCGCGAGCCTGACGGCCTGGTCCGCTCCGAGAACTTCCTGCACTTCCGGTCCTTCGGCGTCGGCGGGCCGGAGGGCCTGTCCCCGATCGGTATGGCCCGCCAGTCGGTCGGCACCGGGTGGGCCGCCACCTCGTACATCGGCAGCTTCTTCCAGCGCGACGCGTCCCCCGGCGGCGTCGTGTCCGTGCCGGGGAAGCTCGATGACACGCAGTACGAGCGGCTGACCCGTCAATGGCACGACCTCCACGAGGGGTTCGACAACGCCCACCGCCTGGCCCTCATGGAGGCCGGCGCCAAGTGGGAGAAGACCACCCTGTCCCCGGCCGACGCGCAGTTCCTCGAGGTCTACAAACTCACCCGCGCCGAGATCGCCGGGATCTTCGGCGTACCGCCGCACATGATCGGCGACGTCGAGCGGTCCACGTCCTGGGGCTCAGGCATCGAACAGCAGTCCCTCGGCTACGTCATCTACTCGCTGATGCCGTGGCTGACCCGCCTCGAGCGCACCACGAACCGACTCTTCGGCAGCCCGTCGCTGTACCTGAAGTTCAACCCGGACGCTCTGCTGCGGGGTGACACACAACAGCGGTTCGCCGGGTACGCGCAGGCCCGCCAGTGGGGGTGGATGTCCGTCAACGACATTCGCGCGAAGGAGGACGAGCCGCCGATCGAGGGCGGCGACGACTACATCGTCCCGCTGAACATGTCCCCGGCCGGACAGGCCGCACCGCCGGAGCAGCGGGCGCTGCCGCGTCCGGCGCTTCGAGCAGCTGGAGACGTGCCGGAGGGCGCCACGATGGTCGCGCTGTTCCCGCCGGCCGACGTCGCCGAGCAGCTGGCCGTCGAGGGCGGCCTGCCTGCCGACGAGCTGCACGTCACCCTCGCCTACCTCGGTGAGGACCTGACCGAGCAGCAGCACGCGGACGCCATGACCGTGGTGGCCGGCATCGCCGCGCAGCACCAGGCGCTCGCCGGTACCGTCGGCGGGCTGGGCCGATTCCCCGGCGACGGCACGGTGGCCCCGTACTTCGCCACGGTCGACGTGCCCGGTCTGGCCGAGCTGCGTCACCGCCTGGTGGAAGGCCTCGAGGCGGCCGGTGTCCCGGTCGACACCGGGCACGGCTTCACCCCGCACATGACGCTCACCTACCTCGAGGAGGGACAGGAAGCCCCGGAGCCGGTGGAGCCGGTCGGCGTCGGGTTCGATGAGCTGACGCTGGCGACCGGAGAGCAGCGGGCCGGGTTCATGATGAGCGGCACCCGGGCCGGGCTGCAGGCGCCGCACCGCCGCGCGGAGGACAGCGTCGAGACGCCGGCCGCGGACGAGCTGCCGTCGTGGATCCAGCGGCACTTCGAAGCGATCAGCGCCTACTTCGCCGACCAGGGAGAGCGGGTCCTGGCCGCGCTCGGCATCACCCCTGACGCGTCGGCCGACGACCTGATCGACCTGGTCACGGACAACGAGCTGCTGACGGAGATCCTGCTGCAGCTGGCCCGCGGGCTGACGGCAGAGGTCGGCTCCGCGACCGCGGCCGCGCTCGGCGGCGCGTTCGTCCTCGAGGAGACCTCCGCGCTGCTCGCCGCCTCGGCCGCGTCCACCGCGGCGAACGTCAACGGCACGACGATCGAAAAGCTCAGGTCCACGATCAACCTGGCCCAGTCGCCGGTCGAGGTGCAGAAATCGGCGCGGGACATGTTCGACAAGATGACCGAGTCCCGGGCCAAGGTCCTGGCGCAGGCGCGCGTCTCCCAGACCACGAACTTCGCCGGCCACGAGGGCGCCAAGCAGGCTGGAGCGCGGACCAAGACCTGGCGCGTGTGGGACGCGAACCCCAGGAAGACCCACCGGCAGGCGGACGGCCAGACCGTCGACATCCGCGACGAGTTCTCCATCGGCACGCGCAAGGGCCGCTGGCCGCACGATCACCGGCTCGGCGTGGACGAGATCGCCGGATGCACCTGCCGGCTCCAATTCAACCTGTGAGGAGGCGCCGTCGTGCGCACGCGTGAGGTGCGGGCCTTCCCGCTGCAGAACCTGCGGATCACCCGGGCTGACGAGAAGCTGGGACGCCTGGAGTTCCACGGCCGGAGCATCGTCTACAACTCCCTGTCCGAGGACATGGGCGGCTGGCGCGAGCGCATCATGCCCGGCGCCGCCACCCGCACCCTGAGCCAGTCGCCCGATGTGCGGTTCCTGATCAACCACGACCCCAACCTCCTGCTGGCCCGCACCGCGGCCGGCACCGCAGACCTGGCCGAAGTCCCCGAAGAGGGCGTGGACGTCGATGCGCGCATGGCAGACGTGTCCTACGCCCGCGACCTCGCCGTCTCGCTGGAGCGTGGCGACATCACCCAGATGTCCTTCGGGTTCTGGGTCACCGCCGACGGCTGGGCCGGCAACACCCACGAGGTGTACGGCATCGACCTGGACGGCGGCGACGTCTCCGTGGTCACGTATCCCGCCTTCGCCGCCACGTCCGCCGAGCTGCGGTCCGCAGCTGCCCGCCACACCGGCCAGAGCGTCCAGCAGCCGGACCCGGAGCAGGTGACCCGGGCGCTCGCCGAGATGCGCGCGGGCAAGGTCCTGTCCGCCTCGAACCGCCAGCTCGTCCAGGACGCGCGCGACGCGCTGGACGCGCTGCTCGATGCGGCCGACCGCTCCGGCCCGACGCCGGAGGCGTACCCGCTCGAGCGGGCCCAGCACAAGCTGCGCGAGTACGAGCTGCTCGCCCAGCTGTAACCAGACCTCCCGGCCGACCGGCCCGGGACGCACCACCCCGTTTCAACAGCAGAGGAGTTCCCCATGCCTACGAGCGTGGAGCTGCGTCAGCAGCGGGCCGGCGTCGTTGAGTCGATGCGGGCCATCACCGAGCGGGCCGAGGGCGAGAACCGCGGCCTGTCCGTCGAGGAACGCACCGCCTACGACCAGCACGAGACGGACTTCGCCGGCCTGACCGAGCGCATCGAGCGCCGGGAGGCCGAGGAGCAGCGCGCGGCGCAGATGGCCGAGCCGATCCGCCGCGGCGCCAACCGGCCCGACGACGGCCCCGGCACGGGCGGCAACGAGCAGCGGGCCCAGGAGCGCCGCTCGGCGTTCTTCCAGGCCCTGCGCCGCGGCCTGCCGCGCCTGGCCCCGGAGCAGCGCGCCCTGGTGGAGAACACCGCCGGTGAAATCCTCGTGCCCGAGGACCTCGAGGTCGAGATCGCGCGCGCCCTGCCGGAGCTGACGATCATGCGCGGCATCGCATCGCAGCGGTCCATCACCTCCAACCGGGTGCGCCGGCGCAGCCTGGCCGAGGTGTCCGTGGGCTGGGGCAAGCTCGAGACCAACGAGCAGGTGCTCACCGACTCGATGCCCAACACCCCCGAGGAAGAGTTCACGTACATCGAGGACCTCTACGGCCTGGCCAAGATCGGCGAGGACGAGCTCGATGACTCCGACGTGAACCTCGAGGCGTTCGTCCGCGACTCGTTCGCCCGCGCGTGCGCCGAGGCGGAGGACACCGCCTTCACCGTCGGCACCGGACACGCCGCCCACCAGCCGGTCGGCTACATGACTCCCGGCGGAGGCGTGCCCACCGTCGCTGCGGCGGCAGCCGCCACGATCAGCGTGGACGACCTGAAGAAGCTGATCTACGCCACGCCTGCGCAGTACCGCAGGAACGGGCGCTTCACCATCCCGTCCGGCACGGAGCTCGCGATCTCCGTGCTCAAGGACGGCAACGGCCAGTACATCTGGCAGCAGAGCGTCCAGGCCGGCCGCCCCTCCTCCCTGCTGGGCTTCCCGGTGGAGAACCAGGAAGACATCGCGGTCATCGCGGCGTCCGCCCGGGTGGCGGCCTTCGGCGACTTCAACGCCGGCTACCGCATCTACGACCGCGCGGGCATGACCGTCAAGGTGTTGGACCAGCTGTACGCCGAGGAAGGCATGATCGGCTGGAAGATCCGCAAGCGGGTCGGCGGCGACGTGATCCGTCCGCAGGCCCTGCGCATCCTCACCATGGCGGCCGCGTGATGAAGAAGATCAGGATCACCTCAGTGACATCGGTCGCCGACGGCGCCGGCCACCGCTACAACGACGGCCAGGTGGCCGAGGTGGACGAGACCCTGGCCACCGCGTGGATCGCCGCCGGACACGCCGAGCCGTACACCGCCACCAAGCGGGAGACCGGCACAGGCAAGCCCACAGGTCGGCGGCAGGCCACCAACACCCCGCCCAGGAACACCGCCAAGAAGGCGGCCGGCGCCACCTCTTCGGAGACGGAGCAGACCGCCGACGGCCACGACGACGACGCGCCGACGACCGACAGCGGCGACGACGACGCCTCGAGCGACTGACCGGGAGGTGGGACCGTGGCATCACCCTGGGCCACACCGGAGGAGCTGCGGAACCACCTCCGGCTCACCGCCATCGACGCCGACTCAGCCGCCAGCAAGATCGCAGAGGCTGAGGTCGTCGTCCGCGGCGCCCTGGAGCAGCACATCGACCAGGTGGCGGCCGACGTGCTGGGCCTGGTCGGCAACGGAAGGCGGGTCATCAACCTGCCGGAGATGCCCGTCACCGCCACCGCGTCCGTCACGGTCGACGGCGTCCTCCTGGACGCCGCCGACTGGCGCGTGAACCGGTACGGGATCCTGACCCGGTGCGGCGGAGTGTGGCCGCTGGACGCCGACATAGAAGTGGTCTACGACCACGGCTATGCGACCGTCCCGCAGATCGTGAAGCAGGTCTGTCTGCAGGTCGCCGGCCGGGCCTACGTTCACGCCAGCACCGCGACGGCGGCCGAGTCGCTCGGCGACCGGTCGGTCACCTACGACAAGGACCGCACAGGCGAGGCGCTCACCGACTACGAGGAGCGCCTGCTCGCCCGGTACGCCCGCGGCAACGAGAGCAGGTGAGCCGTGGACATCACGCACCTGCTGAACCGGACGCTCGAGGTATGGCGGATCGCCCGGGAACCCAACGGATCCGGCGGCTACCGCACCACGCCCGTGCGCCAGGCCGACGTCGCCGCGAAGGTCGACCAACCCTCCGCCTCCGAACGGCTCCTGGCGATGCAGGGCGGCACGGAGCACACGCACAGCGTCTACCTGCAGCCGACCGCCGACGTGCGCCGCGGCGACCAGCTGCGCGGCGACGGCCAGACGTTCCAGGTGCTGTCCGTGGTGCAGCCGTCGACACCGATCTACAGCAAGGCCGAGTGCCAACTGATCGAAAGGGAGGGCGCCTGACATGGCCGCTCTTGAGCTAGTGACGGTGCCCGTCAACGGCGGCATCGGCTTGGAAGACAGCGCGGTCGCCGCGTCCTCCGGAGGCGACACCGCCCCGGTAGGGCCGGGGCGCTTCCTGTACGTCATGAACGGCGACGCCTCCTCGCACACCGCGACGGTGTCCACCCCGGGCACCGTGTCAGGCCTGGCGATCCCGGACGTCGCGGTCCTCGTCCCGGCCGGCGAGTCCGCGATCCTGCCGCTCGCCCCCGTGTTCCGCGGCACCAACGGCCGCGCGTCGATCACCTACGACGCGGTCACCGCCCTGTCTGTGGCCGCCTTCGAGCTCGAGCGATGAGCGCCCCCGAGGAGCCGGACCTGCCGCTGCCGCAGGAACCGCTCGCGTGCCGGCAGAACGCCGAGCAGAACCTCTTCCACCAGAAGCCCGTCCCCGAGAACGCCGCCTTCGCCACCGCGTGGGCGCTGCTCGCGATCGCGGGCGAGCTCGCCGAGATCCGGCGCGAGCTGCGCAGGCGACGCTGAACGGAGGTGCGCTCATGGCCCGACGCAGCCGCCGTGGCGGCAGGCGCTCCCGCAGCCCGGTCCACGTCAACATCGAGGGCATCGACTCCCTGCGGGAGCGGCTGACCGAGCTGGCACCGAAGCTGATCCAAGCGTCCCGGGCCGCCGTGCAGGCCTCCGCAGAGGTCGTCCGCGACGACACCAAGGCCGGGGTGCGCGTGAGGACCGGCAACCTGCGCGACAAGGTCGACATCCACTACGCCCGCGGGGGCCTGTCCGCGAAGGTCGGCTGGAAGAACCGCAGCGAGTGGTACTCCACACTGCACGAGCTCGGCACCCGCCGGATCCCGGCGCAGCCCGCGCTCGGGCCCGCGCTCGAGCAGGAGCGGGCCCGGTTCAACGCCCGCCTGCGCATCGAGATCCAAAGGATTCTGCAGTGAGCACGCCGCCGGCCTCTCCGATGCTGCCGATCCAGACGGTCCTGTACGCCACGCTGGCCGGAGACGCCACGCTGCAGGGTCTGGTCAGCAGCGTGCACGACTTCACGCCCGAGGACGTCCCGTACCCGTTCATCGTGATCGGTGAGGCGACCGAGGTCCCCGACAACTCCCATGACCGGTACGGCTGGCAGACCGTCGTGACCCTGCACGTGTGGACCGAGTCCGAGGGCTACGAGCAGGCCCTGCAGATCGGCGCCCGGGCCACCGCGCTGCTGGACCACCAGCCGCTCACCATCCCCGGATACGACCACGTCGCCACCCGGTTCGAGTTCTCCCAGACGCTGACCGATCCGGAACCGCCAGGCGACATCCGGCACCTGGTCCTCAGATACCGGGTCGTCACCGAACAACCTGCCTGACTCTCTTTTCGCCCCGCGCCGACGGCCGGGGCCTTCTTCATGCCCAAGGAGGCACTGCCATGGCTGGAATCGACGCGAAGGGCGTACAGCTCAAGCGCGGCGACGGCGCCGGTCCCGAGGTGTTCACCGCGATCGCCAACATCACCAACCTGACCGGTCCGGGCCTGTCCCGGAACACCATCGACGTCACCGCGCACGACTCCCCGGACAACCACATGGAGTTCATCGGCGGCCTGGTCGACCCGGGCGAGGTGTCCATCGACATCAACTACAACCCGGCCGTACACGACACGCTGATCGCCGACCTCGAGGACGTCGACCCGCGCAACTACCAGGTGGTTTTCCCGGACACCGCCGCGACGACGTGGGGCATCTCCGCGATCATGACCGGCTTCGAGCCGTCCGCGCCCACCGACGACAAGCTCGCCGCGTCGCTCACCTTCAAGGTGTCCGGCAAGCCCACCATCTCCTGAAAGGAATCACACGCATGGCAGTTCTCGGCAGGGCGCAGATCGATGCGGCGGACGACCGTAAGTGGGAAGACGTCCCCGTCGAAGAGTGGGGCGGGGAGGTGCGGATCCTCGGCATGTCCGGCACCGCCCGCAACCTCTTCCAGAAGCAGATGGTCGTCATCGGCGATAACGGCAAGCCGAAGGAGGTCCAGCTCGAGGACCAGTTGGCGAAGCTGCTCGCCAAGTGCATCGTCGGCGAGGACTTCAAGCGCCTCTACACCGACGCCGACATCAAGAAGCTCGGCGCGAAGAACGGAGCCGTCCTCGAGCGCCTGGCCACGGTCGCCAAACGCCTCTCCGGCCTCGGCGAGAACGCGGTCAAGGACGCGGCGGGAAAATCCGAAGCGACCCCGAGCGACAGTTCTACTTCCGGCTAGCGGCTCACCTCGGGGCCCGCTCGGTGCGGCACATGCTCGCCGACATGGACTCGGACGAGATCACCGAGTGGATGGCCTACGAGCAGGTCACCGGTCCGCTCGGCCCGGCCCGGCATGACCTGCTGCACGGCATCCAGACCGCGGTCATCGCCAACACCGCGATCGCCAAGGGCCGCAAGGCGAAGCCCACGGACTACATCCCCGAATGGGACCGCAACGCAGAACCGGACTGGGAGCAGATGCTCGCCACCGCGAAGGCGCTGACCAGCCGCCTCGGCGGAACCGACACCACCAGACAAGGGGGCGGCGACGATGACGACGCTGGATGAGCTGCTCGTAGAGATCGGCATCGACGCCGAGGACCTGGCCTCCGGTGTGGACGGGGTCGCCGACGACGTCGAGCGGTCCCTGGACGGTGTCGGGGACGCCGCCGAGGCCATGGGCCGCGACATTGCCCAGGTCGCCGACCAGGCGTCCGACGCGATGGACGCGGTGGGCGAGTCGGCGGACCAGGCGGCGGCCGACGCCGAGCAGGCCGCCCAAGGGGTGGAGCAGTCCCTCGGCGGGATCGGCGCGGCCGCGGCCGGCGCCGCCGTGGGCGCGCTGTTCATGGCCGGTCTCACCAGCGCGATGGACGCCAAGCACGCGAACGACAAGCTCGCCACCCAGCTGGGGCTGACCAAGGAGGAGGCCCAGCGGGCCGGGGACGTCGCCGGCGACCTGTTCGCGCAAGGCTTCGGGCAGTCAATCGATGACGTCAACGCCGCCATCAACGGCGTCGCCTCCAACATGGGCGGATTCGGGAAACTGACCCAGGACGAGCTGACGGACATGTCGGCCGCCGTCCTCGCCCTGTCTGACCGATTCGACCAGGACCTCGGGCAAACCAGCCGCGCGGTGGGCCAGCTGATGAAGACCGGCATGGCCGACAACGCCACCGAGGCGCTCGACATCATCGCGGCCGGCCTGAAGCGGGGCGCGGACCTCGGCGGCGACTTCCTCGACACGATCGTCGGCGGCGCGGACAACCTCTCCAGCTTCGGGTTCTCCGGCGAGCAGGCCACCGGCCTGATCATCCAAGGCCTCGACGCGGGCGCCGAGAGCGCCGAACAGGTGACCGGCCTGTTCGAGGAGCTCGTGGGCAACGTGTCCGCAGGCGGCGACGACCTGGCCGAGACCATGAAGATGATCGGCCTGGACGGCCAGCAGATGGCCAAGGACCTCACGTCCGGCGGACCCGCCGCGAACGAGGCCCTGGACAAGCTCCTGGACGGGATCCGCAAGCTCGAGGACCCGATCAAGCAGGACGCGGTCGTCGCCGCCCTGTTCGGCGAAGAGGGCGCCGCGATGCAGAAGACCCTCCTCGCCATCGACCCGTCCGAGGCCACCAGGACCCTCGGCGAGTTCGGCGGGGTGGCGGAGGAGGTCACCAACCAGGCGGCCGCCTCACAGTCCATGGATGCCATCTGGCGCTCCATCTCCACCACGCTCGGCGAGTTCCTCGCCCCGGCGCTCAAGACGATCTCCGAATTCCTGGCCGAGCACCCGGTGCTGCTGAAGATCCTCGTGCCGGTGCTCCTGGGCCTCGCGGTCGCGATCGGCATCGCAGTCATCGCCCAATGGGCGTGGAACACCGCACTGTGGGCGTTCCCTGGGACGTGGATCATCGCGGGGATCATCGCCCTGATCGCCGTGATCGTGCTGATCATCGTGTACTGGGACGAGATCGCCGCCGCCACGGGCGAGGTGTGGGACTGGATCACGGCCAAGCTCAGCGCCGCCTGGGACCTGATCATGCTCGGTGTCGCCACGGTCTGGGACTGGATCTCCGGGATCGTCAACGACACCATCACCTGGATCGCCGACAAGGTGACCTGGGGCATCGACAAGGTGATGGACACCTTCGACTGGCTGAGTGACCTGCCAGGAAAGGTCGCCGGATGGTTCGGCGACGTTGTCGACTGGGTGGCCGGCCTGCCCGGCCGGATCAGCCGCGCCGCATCCGGCATGTGGGACGGCATCAAAAACTCGTTCAAGGACACCATCAACAGCCTGATCTGGCTGTGGAACAACTTGTCCTTCACCATCGGCGGCGGGTCGTTCATGGGCATGGACATCCCCGAGCTGACCCTGCACACCCCAGACATCCCGTACCTCGCCGAGGGCGGCATCACCACCGGCCCCACCCTGGCGATGATCGGCGAAGGGGCCGAGCAGGAAGCCGTCCTGCCGCTGTCCAAGCTCGACGGGATGCTCCGATCCGTCGCCGGGAACGTCGGCCAGGTCGGCCGCGAGCCCGCCACGCTCGTCATCCGCTCCGACGGCAGCGCGGCCGGCGACTTCATCGTCGAGCAGCTGCGCGTTGCCACCCGCAACCGCGCCGGGGGCTCCGTCGTGCAACTCATCGAGGAGGAGTGACCTATGGTGCGTCTGCCACCGCCCCGCACCACCGAGCTGTACTACGACGGGCAGTGGAACACCGCTCCGGTGCTGGAGCGGTCCGCGGTCACCATCAGCCGAGGCGTGTCCGCGGAAGGCTCCCGCGCGGAGCCGACCGCGGGCAGCATGCTCCTGGACAACCGGTCCGGCGACTACTCGCCGCGGAACCCGAACAGCCCGCTGTATGGGGCGATCGGACGGAACACGCCGCTGCGTTTCTCGGTCGACGCGGGCGGCCCGTACCTCGACCTGCCGGCGGGCGTCTACTCGGTGTCGACCCCGGACGCCGCCGCCCTGGACGTCCTCGGCGACATCGACGTCCGGGTGGACGTGGCCCCCAACTCCTGGGACAGCCCGCAGATGCTGGCCCTGCGCTGGGGGCCCGGCGGACACTTCCACTGGGCGCTCGCCCTGCACCAGGACGGGCAGTTGGTCTTCTGGTGGTCGCCGACCGGGCTGGACGCCAACAAGCGGTGGGCCATCTCGAGCACGGCAGTGCCCGCCCACACGGGCGAACGACTGGCGGTCCGGGCGACGCTGGACGTCAACAACGGCAGCGGCGGCTGCACCGTCGTCTTCTCCTACGCCAAGACCCTCGACGCCGAGACGTGGACCCTGATCGGCGATCCGATCACCCCGACCGGGTCCGGCACCACCAGCCTGTTCAACGCCACGGGGGCGCTGTACCTCGGGGACAACCAGCTGTCCCTCACGCCGGACGGCACATCCGGCATCGACCGTCTGAGGGGCAAGGCGCACGGGATCCGCGTGTACGACGGCATCAACGGCACCCTGAAGGTCAACGTCGACACCGCCCGCGACGCCGCAGCCGGAGACACGAACTTCACCGACGCCACCGGACGGGTGTGGTCCGTGACCGGGACCGCATCCCTGTCCAACCGGCACACCAGGCTCGCCGGCGAAGTGCCGGCGTGGCCGCCGGAGCGGAACCTGTCCGGCGCGGACCGCACCGTGTCCATCGAGCCGAGTGGGATCACCCGCCGACTCGGCATCGGCAACAAGCCGTTGGACAGCGCGCTGCGCCGCTACATCGCGGGAAGCAGCGCGGTCGAATGCTGGCCGCTCACCGACGGCACGGAGGCCACGCAGGGCGCATCCCTGTTCGGCGCGGCCCCCATGGCCTACTCCCGTCAGGCCGACGACGATCCGCCTCTCTGGGGCGAGGGCGAGATCGCCGACTGGATCGAGCCGGTCGTCTCCCTGCCCGGCGTCGGGCGGCTGTCGGCCAGCCTCGACTACCAGGCCAGCATGGCGGGCGGCTGGGCTGTCGACCACGTCCGCTCCGGGCCCGGCGAGGTCGACAGCCTGTATGCGCGCGACTGGGGCGCGGGCACCGACGCCCAAAATCGGCACGTCTTCCAGCTCCTTTTCCAGGCCCCGCTGGACAAGATCCTCATTTTCCGGGAGTCGATAGGAACGGACGCCTCCTCGGGCACCTCGCTCGGCAGCATCACGGCAGCGGGGATCTTCGACGGCCTGCCGCACCATGTGCGTTTCCAGGTGATCCAGTCCGGCGCCACCGCGTCCTGGTCCCTGTCCCTGGACGGAGTCGAGCGGGCCAGCGGCGACACCGGTGTCGCCGTCCGGCCGCTGCGCCGCATCGAGTATTCCTGGGGAGCGAGCCAGGAAGATCTGTCGGTCGGCTACGTCACCGCGTGGCCGTATAACGCGGCGCTGCCCGCCGCCTCCGACACGTACGACGCACTCATGGGATTCCCCGGCGAGAGCGCCGGGGCGCGGGCCCTGCGGGTCGCCACCGAGCAGGGGGTGCCCCTGTCGGTGTCCGGAGCTCCGGACGGCCAGGTGGCCATGGGCACGCAGCAGCGGGAAAAGTTCCTCGACGTGCTGCAGAGCACCGCCCTGTCCGAGCGGGGATACGTGCTCGAGCAGCGCGACGACCGGGCGCTGGTCTTCCGGGCCCGGTCCACGCTGTACAGCCAGTCCCCGATCCTCACCCTCGACTGGGCGGACAAGGTGATCGCCGCCCCGTTCAAGCCGACGGACGACGACAAGGACACCCAGAACGACGTCACGGTCACCCGCCAGGGCGGCAGCAAGGGCACCGCGGTCCTCGAGGAGGGCCGCATGTCCGTCCTCGACCCGCCGGACGGCGTCGGCCGCTACGACCGGGAACACACCCTGTCGCTCGCCGAGGACGGGCAGGCCGACCAGCTCGCCTCCTGGATCATGCACACCGGCACCTACGACGGACTGCGGTTCACGTCGATCACCCTCAAGCTCGGCAACCCACGCGTCTACGCCATGGCCGACCGCATCCTGCGCCTGGACGTCGGCGACAAGATCCGGCTCACCAATCTGCCGCCGGAGCAGTACGGGCCGGACGACGTCGACCTCCTCGTCCGCGGCTACACCGAGACGATCGGCGAGGACTGGCAGATCACCTTCAACTGCACCCCAGGCCAGCCGTACGACGTGCTGCAGCTCGACGCCGGCGAGGCATCCCGCCTCGACACCGCGGGCTCAGAGCTGGTGGCCGCGATCGACACCGACGACACGACGCTCACCGTGGCCACCACCCAGGGCCCGGTCTGGATCGACTCGGCGACCTACCCGGGCGACATGCCGTTCGACATCAGGGTCGGTGGGGAGGTGATGACCGTCTCCGCCGTCGCGCAGGCGGCCGCCGACGCGTTCGGCCGCACCGTCGCCAACGGCTGGGGCTCCGCCGACAGCGGGCAGGCCTGGACCGTTTCCGGGGCGGCCTCGTCCGACTTCGCGGTGACCGGCGGCACCGGCCGCCAGATCCACAGCACCGCCGGCCTGTTCCGTACCGCGCTCGCCGCGGCGCCCGCCGCCAACGTGGACCTGCGGGCAGACGTGTCCCTCGGCGTCGTCCCCACCGGCGCCGCCGCCTACGCCTTCCTCATGGCCCGGTACACCGACAGCACCCACGCCTACCTGGCCCGGCTGCACATCGCCGCGGGCGGCGCGATGACACTGTCCCTCCGCAAACGCGACGGCGCCGAAACCCAGCTGGCCACGTTCGCGACGGGCCTGACGTACACCGCCGGCGCCTGGTACACCGTGCGGCTCTCGGTGCAGGGCAACAGCCTCGCCGCGAAGGTGTGGCTACGTGACCGCGGGGAGCCGCCGAACTGGCAGGTGACCGCCACGGACAGCGCCCTGACCGCTGCGGGCTCCATCGGTGTCCGCACGCTGCTGGATTCCGGGGTCACCAACCCGCTGCCGGTCACTTTCCAGGTCGACAACCTGCTCTGGAACAACCCGCAAGTCTTCACCGTCGCCCGGTCCATCAACGGTGTGGTCAAGGCCCACACGGCAGGCGCCGCCGTGGAGCTCGCCCGCCCGAACTACATCCCCCTGTGAGGAGACCCGATGGTGTGGACACCGTTCCTCGCCGGGCAGAAGGCCACGGCCCTCCTGCTCAACTCCCGTATCGCCGAGGAGCTGATGCCCTGGACCCCCCTGGACCAGCTCGGCACCTTCACCGCCAACGGCAGCAACGGCACGATGATCCCCCGGATGCACAAGATCCGGATCCTCGGCACCGTGATCTGGGAGTACGAGGGCCGTATCAGCACCACCGGCATCCCAGTGGCGACGACCACCACCGTCTTCAACTTCGACGCGGCCCACCGGGTGACCACCGAACGCGGCTTCACCGTCTACGCCGCCAACTCCGATCACTTCGGCGTCCGGCTCGGCTTCCTGTCGTCCGGCGCCCTCACGGTGTCCCTGCCGACCGAAGGCACCCCGCCAGGCGTCGCCTGGCTGGACGACTGCCGCATCACCAACCCCCAGTAGGAGGGCGCCGTATGGCCACACCCCTGACCGCTGACCGGCTGCTCCAGGCCCTCCGCAAGGAGGGCCTGCGCGTTGTCGAGCATCGGTCGTGGCGCACGCACAACCGCAACCACAAGGGCCCGTGGGGGCCGGTGCACGGCGTGATGATCCACCACACCGTCACCGAGGGCACCCAGCAGAGCGTCGAGCTCTGCTACAACGGCCACTCCTCGCTCCCCGGACCGCTGTGCCACGGCGTCATCGCCAAGGACGGCACCGTCTACCTGGTGGGCAACGGCCGCACGAATCACGCCGGCCTCGGCGACGACGACGTACTCCAGGCCGTCATTGACGAGCGGCCGCTGCCCGCCGACAACGAGGCCAACACCGACGGCAACCGGCACTTCTACGGCTTCGAGTGCATCAACCTCGGCGACGGCAAGGACCCCTGGCCGGCCGCGCAGCTGGAGGCGATCGAGAAGGCCGCGGCCGCGATCTGCCGGGCGTACGGCTGGGGTTCTGCCTCGACCATCGGCCACCTCGAGTGGCAGCCCGGGAAGGTCGACCCGCGCGGCTTCTCCATGGCCGACATGCGCGCCCGCATCCGGGCCCGGCTCGGCCGCCCCGCCGGATCCACCCCTACCCCGTCCGAGGAGGACGACATGACCCCTGAGCAGGCGAAGCTCCTGACCGACACGGCGGCCGCCGTACGGCGGATCGAGGAGAAGCTGGCCCGCGACCCGTGGACCTACGTAGGCCACGGCGACCCGCGCGACATGCACCAGGTCGTGAAGGACATCGACGCCAACGTGAAGGCGATCGAGGCCACAGGCATCGGTGAACCCCAGACCGACGCCATCGCCGACCGGCTGCTGGACAAGATGTCCGGCCGCCTCACCGATTGAGAAAGGAGCCCGTCGTGGCTGAACCCGTAGAGAAGAAGGTCCGCTGGGCCACCGTCGCCGCCTACCTCGGCAGCACCGGCCTGCTCGCCATCCTCACCGCCGTCCAGGGTGACGCCGGGCTCATCGAGCCGCTGCCCGACCCGCTCGAGCCGGTCGTGCTCGCCCTGGTCCCCGCGGCCCTCACCTTCGCGGCCGGCTGGAAGGCCCGGCACACCCCGCGCATCTGAACGGAGCCACCCCTGTGACTGATGAGCCGACGAACGGTGAGCTCGGGCGGCTCATCCAGTCGCTACGCTCCGAGTTCCGCGAGGACCTCGGGCAGCTCAACACCCGTCTGGACAAGGTCGTCCCGCTCGACGTCTACACCATCGAGAAGACGGCCATGACCGAGCGGATCACCGCAATCGAGCAGGGCCGGGAGAAGGACACCGAGCGGATCACCGCCACCAGGCGATGGATCATCGGCACCCTTGTCACCGTCGCCGCGGTCCTCCTGCCGTACCTGACGACGATGGTGAAGGGGGCAGCAGCGTGAAGCGCCTTTCCGCTCGGTTCCGTGGCTGGTCCTGGCAGGGCGACCTCCTGGCCGTTCTCGGTGCGCTCCTCGCTGGGGCCGCGCTGTTCACCGTGCAGGACCTGGCCCACGAGCTCCGTGAGTCCAACGCTGCCCGGGACGCGCTGGCGCAGCAGGTGCAGCAGCTGGGCGGCAAGCCGGTGGCCGGCCCTCCCGGGTCCCGCGGCGAGCCCGGCGAATCCGTGCCCGGCCCCTCCGGTCCCCCGGGACCGCCGGGGCCTGCATCAACCGTGTCAGGGCCCCCCGGGCCGCCGGGAGTGTCCGGCAAGCCGGCACCCACCCTCACCCCCGCGCCGGGGCCGCCCGGGCCTGCTGGTGCCACCGTCACGGGACCGCCTGGTGCGGACTCCACCGTGCCCGGTCCTGGCGGACCGGCAGGACCCGCTGGGCCGCCGGGGCCCGCTGGGAAGGACGGGGCCGACGGCAAGGACGGCCGCGACGGGCAGACCTGCCCCGAGGGGTACAGCCTGCAGCCCGCGAAGGGGGACCCGGACGCGCTCGTCTGCCGGCGCGACGGTGCGCCACCGCCAGACGAACCGTCCGCGCCCTCGCCCCTGGCGCTCGATCCGTCCCGCCGCCAGTACCCGTGAACGAAACCGCCCCCTCCCGCCACACAGGCGGAGAGGGGGCGGTTTCGTCATTCCCCATGGGGCTCACGAGAATCGGCCCTGCCCCATACCCTGACAGTGTCGAGCTGTTCAGAGAGGGGCAAGGCCGTGTCATCTGATGCTACCCCCGACCCGTACTCCAGCCAGCTGGTGTTCGGGCAACGCGTGCAAATTCTCCGCACCCGCCGCGGCATGAGCCGCCCTGTCCTCGCCGGGCTGCTCGGCATGTCGCCCTCCTGGCTGAAGCAGATCGAGACCGGCCAGATTCACGTCCCCAAGTTGCCCATGATCCTGCGCATCGCCGAAGCTCTCCGCGTCCGTGACCTCTCCGAGCTGACCGGAGACGTCACCGCGCCCGTCGACCTCTTCATCGGCCCGGGGCACCCGCGCCTCGCCGCCGTGAAGGCCGCCGTGGACGCCTTCCCCCTTGCCGCCGACCAGGCGCCGCCGCCAACTGCCCACCTGCAGCACCGGCTTGCCCGCGCCTGGGCCGCCCGGCACACAGCGCCGAACCACCGCGAAGTCCTCGGCGAGCTCCTGCCCGACCTGATCCGCGACGCGCAGCTGGCCGTCCGCCATGCCGACACCGCTCCCGAGCGCCGCGCTGCGCAGGCCGTGCTCTCCGAGGTGTACTCGCTCTGCCAGTTCTTCGTGGCCTATCAGCCCGACTCTGCCCTGCTGTGGCGCGTCGCCGAGCGCGGCATGGTCGCGGCACAGGAGTCCGAGGACCCGCACGCGATCGGTGTCGCCGCCTGGCTCGCCGCCCAGGCCCACCGCGACTCCGGCCCCCGGCACTTCGACGCAGCCGACGCCGTCAACCTCGAGGCGCTGCGCTACCTCGAGCCGCACCTGGCGGCCGCCGAGGACCGCGTCATCGCCATCGCCGGAGCGCTCCAGTTCGAGGCTGGCTACACGGCCGCCCGCCGCGGCGAGACGGCCACCGCCTGGGCGTGGTGGGACAAGGCCGACAAGGCCGCCCGCAAGCTGGACGCCGCGTACTACCACCCCATCACCAGCTTCTCCCGGGCCATCATGGGCGCCCACGCCGTCACGGTGGCCGTCGAGCTGCGCGCCGGAGGCGAAAGTGTGCGCCAGGCCGTGCGCGCCGACGCCACCGCGATCCCGTCCCGGCCACGCCTGGCCCGGCACCGGATCGAGGAGGCCCGCGGCTACCAGCTGGACGGACAACCGGACGTCGCCCTCGACACGTTGGACCGCGCGCACGAGGCCGCGCCGGAAACGATCCGCTACAACGGCTACGCCCGCCGGATCATCCTCGAGGAGACCGAAGCGAAGTCACCCGAGCGCCGGCGGCGTGCTTCACAACTGGCGGCGAAGGTGGGCCTGCTCGCCGCATAACCGAACGGATGAGCGAGGGGCAGGAATGCTGCCCCTGGCCTCTCGCATGCGTACCTACCTTCGGTGATGACGAGATTACCGAGACAGTCAGGTGGGACCCATGACACAGGACGGCAGAGGAACGCTCGACGCCGGCGTGGAGGCGGCCGCCTTACCGCTCGACGTCCTCACGATGCAGGAGACGGCCCGGCGGGTACTGCTCGAGCGGCTGAGCATCGGCGAGGTGGAGGTCGCCGCCATCACGATGCGCGGGCACATCGAGCTCCTGATCGCCGACCTCCAGGCCATCATCCGCGCCAGCCACCCGGAGGACCGTGAGGCGCAGGTGGCGCTCGTCGGCGTGATGGAGGCCCAGCGCAGGCTGACCACGACGCCTGGCCCAGGCCACGACGCCTTCCGTCGGCACGCCAGGAAGCTCGCGATGTCGGTCGTGTCACTGTGCGGCCACTACGAGACGCTCTCGCATCCCACAGCGTGAGCTGTTGGCCTCGACTGCCCTGGTCGGTCTGCGTCCCCCGTCGCAGGCCGGCCGGGGCTACTCCCGTACGAGGTCCTCGACCGGTACGGCAAGGGCACGGGCGATGCGAAGGAGACGCCCGTACGTGGGATCGCTGGTGCCACGTTCGAACCGCTGCAGCGTCCGACGATCGATGCCCGTCAGGTCCGCCAAAGCCTCCTGGGTCAAGTTCGCGTACAGGCGGCGCTCACGCAGCTGGTCACCGAGCTGCCGACGTCGGTCATGGATCCACTCGTCTTCGCTCGGCACTCGACAAACCGTGGAACTTGATCAAAGCTGTGTCAGCGTCAGGCCTGTCGCATTTTTCGATCAAGAACATGTGGGGCCCAGCGCCCCTCCCATAGACGGCCCTCCCTGTCCTTGCTCCCAGGCAGGCGGGAGCGGCCAGCCGAGCCCCTGGAGCCCGTGCTCCGGGGGCTCGGTGCTGTGACCAGGGACTATCACTCAGCGCTTGTATAGGTGTTTCCTGACCCGTTAGCTCCCTAACAGGTCCATAGACACCTACACTTGCTCGGCATGATGCACAGGATGCAGACGCCCCCTCAGCGGGCGGGAATCTACTGCCGGCTCTCGTACGCGCCGGACGGATCGCTCGAGAAGGTCGAGCGCCAGGAGGCCGATTGCAGGGACCTTGCGGCGCGCCTCGACTGGGCCATCAGCGAGGCTCACATCTTTCCCGACAACAGTCGCTCGGCATGGCAGAGAAACCGAAAGCGGCCGCAGTGGGACCGGATGCTGCAGGCGATCGACGACGGCGAGATCGACGGCATCATCGTCTACCACGGTGACCGGCTCATCCGGCAGCCGCACGACCTCGAGAAGCTGATCAGCATCTCCGACGCCAAGGGCCTGCGCATCGCGTCGCCCTCCGGTACGCGGGACCTCGACAGCCCGGACGATCGGTTCATCCTGCGCATCGAGGCCGCGCAGGCCTGCCGCGAGTCGGACAACACCAGCCGCCGTGTACGTCGCGCTCTCACCGCTCGATTGGAGAAGGGACTCACCCAGGCCGGCGGTCGCAGGCCGTTCGGGTACGGCGTCCTGGTCGGCACCCGCACGAAGGTGGACCGACAGACGGGGACGCGCACCGAGGCCCCCGAGTACGACACCAACCAGCAGGTGCCCGAGGAGGCCGCCATCCTTCGGGAGGCCGCCGAGCAGCTGCTGGCGGGCCAGAACCAGATGGCTGTCGTCCGGTGGATGAACGCTGTGCCCTGCAGGACCACGGAGGGCAACCTCTGGCGAGCCAAGACCCTGCGGAACCTGATGCTCTCCCCGCGGATCGCAGGGCTGATCGAGCGAGACGGACAGCTGTACGAGGCCGCGTGGGACGGCATCCTTTCCCGGGAGACATGGGAAGACGTTCGGGCCCTGTACCGCCGGAGCGCCGAGGAGAGCCCGTACGCGGGGCGTGAGCGGGTTTACCTGCTGTCAGGGGTCGGCGGTGCCGAGTGTGGCCTGTGCGGCACGTACATGGGCACGAAGCCATCTGGTGGACGGAACCGGAAGACGGCGCGGGTCTACTACTGCCCGGGCTGCAAGAAGGTGGGCCGGAGCGTCGAGCTGCTGGACGCGTACGTCGAGGGGCGCGCCCTCCGTCTGCTGCAGGATCCCCGGTTGGGTGAGGAACTGGCCGCGGTCACAGCGGACCAGGGGCTCGTATCGGAAATCGCCGAGCTCGAGCGGCAACGGCGTGACCGGCGGAAGCAGATCGAGAACCTGGCCGATCACCCCGGGCTCGACGCAGGCCTCGCCTTGGCCGCCATCGCAAGCTTCGACACCAAGATCGCCATGCTGCGCAACCGGCTCAAGGCGGTGGCCGTCGACAAGCAGCTCTCGCGCATGGTGGGTATCAGCGCCGAGCAGTGGGCGGACGAGCCGCTGGACGTGCGCTCGGCAACAGTTCGGGCCCTGCTGCGGGTGATCGTGAATCCCACCACCCGCAGAGGGCCCGGCTTCGATCCGGCCAGCGTCACCATCGAACGGCGCCGGCAGGCGCTGTGACTCAGTTCTTGTCGGGCCAGTGCTGCCGCCAGAGCCCGTCTCCGACGAGGCGGGCCAGGTAATCGTTGATCTCGTCGCACAGCTGCTGCGTGAGGTGATCTTCGTGGATCAGTCCGAAGCAGCAACCTTCGAGTTCTACGAACACGCACAGCTCCCCCTCTGGCAGCTGATCGTCGCGGAGCCGGTGCCACGATGAGGTGGCTATCTCCCGACCCTCGGCAGGCTGTTCGATTCGATGGTCGTCTTCCATCTCCGTCTGCGCCCACCGCTCCTGCCCCAGGAGGAGCTGGCACTTCCGGTTCAGCTGGCGCAGCAGCTGCGGCGTGACCTCCCGTTCATTCATTCGTACGGCGAGCCATCCTTGCCCTTCGCGCACGTCACAGACTCTGCCTGGGGGCAGCTTGTCGGGGGAAACGCCCTCGAACTGGATGCTCGCACCCACGTTCCCGCTGGACACCTCATGCATTGGTGCATACCTCCCCGCGCCGTACCGCACCCGACCCTCACACCGTACGTCAGTTCGAATCGAGGGCCGTTTGCGGACTTCGATCTTCCACTCCCAGGCAGGGCACCATCGTGCCGCGCGGAACGCGGTCTGACTAGCTGCTACATGAAACTCACTTATTGTCACCCGTACGGGGGATGGCGCTCTTGACGCCCCAGGACTCGACGATGGCGCGTAGGCGCGCCTTGTCCTCTTCGGACATCTCGGCGTAACGCTGAGCGACCAGGCGCGCGTCGCCGTCCTCGTTCCAGATGGTGTCCATCTCGAAGAATTGGCCGGCCGCTGCGTCCTGGATGGTGCGGAGTGGCATTTGGATCATCACGGCGAGGGCGCGCAACTGTCCGGGGGTCGGCGCTTTGATTCGCTGGCCCTTGGTCAGGTTCTCGAGGGTGCCGCGCTTCCACAGGAGGCCGGCCTCGCGACCTTCCGGGTCGGCGGACATTTCCTCGGCGGCGCGGTAGCTCAGCCGTAGCGCCTCGAGGCGTTCGCGCACGAGGTCACTCAGGTCGGTCCTGCGCTCTGACTCGTCCATGACCATCCCTTGTCTGATTCACACGGGCCTGGGGGTGCCCATGTGGCAGGTGCTGCTGATCCATTGTGGCCCAGCTCAGCGCGTACACCCGCGCCCCCTCCTAGGCAGAGTGTCCAGGAATTTGGACGCGCCACGCCAGTAGGCCTCCGGATGTTGACCGAATAGGTACGCAACCCCCACATGCGGATTGCCCAAAAAACTGGACACCCCGCCCAAGCTGTGCCACCGTGAGGCCCTGCCCAAAAACTTAGGCACACCGCCCAAGTGGGATCACGAGGTAGGCGCATGGAACCTGCAGCATCATCGGCACCCGCACGACCGCAGCCGCGGCTCCGTCTCTTCAGCCCCGACCGGCTCCGCATGATCATGGAGCGCACCGGCACCGGCGAGAGCATCAGCGGCCGCCAGCTTGCCAAGGACGTCGGCATACCGTCGTCCACGATCGACGGCCTGCTCAGCGGCGCCACCCGCACCCAGCCCGCCGACATCGCCCAGGCAATCGCCGACCGTCTCGGCGTCGCCCTGCTCGTCCTGTGGGTGCCCCGCGCCCAGGCGATCGTCGTGGACGGGCGTATCCCCGCCATATCGGCGGCGTCATGATCCGCACCCGGGCCGAAGCCTTCGAGGCCGGCCTCGCCGCCGACTGCGAGCACGAGACGGATCCGTTGCTCTGCCCGGCCTGTCGGCTCACGGACGCCGAGATCAGCCAGATGGCCACCCTGCACCGCCCCTACGCGACATCGGCGCCCACGCCGATCGCCCGCGCTGCATAGCGCACGTCAAAGGGGCCGCTCCGCTTCCCGGCTCGAGCGACCCCTTACGGATCACCTCAACCCAGAGAGGCTCACCGTGAGCACCAACCCTAGCGACATTCCCCCGGGCGCAGTGGTCGCCCTCCAAGACCGCGACGTACGGAACCAGCCGCAGCAGCGCGACGCCCTGATGCACGCCTTCGCCGCGGCCGAGGCCGCCGTGGGCGTCCTGCAGGTCCGCATGCCCCGCGAGGTGTCCGCGACCCAACTGGTCGACGGCAGCGGCTACGAGGTCCGTCTCCAGTTCTCCGAAGCGCCGCCCAGGGTGCGAGAGTTCGCGACCGCCTACGACGTGCCGGTCGCCACGGTGGCGCACCAGTCCCGCGAGGGCTGGTCCTACACCGAGGCCACGGCCCGGATCCGCGGCGTCCAGGTCGTCGCCTGGACCCTCACGCAGGACGAAACGTGAGCGCCCGCGAGGAACTGGCGGCCGCGGTCGCCGAGATGGGCGCACTCCCGGTGCCGCTCGGCCGCATCGGCGCGACGGAGAAGGACACCCGCGGCGGCGACCAGCCGCCCGCGGGCGGGTCCACTCCGGCCGTCCCGGCTGCGCCGCTGCTGGTGTACCGCGTGGACTACGACAGCCACATGAAGTGCGGCCTGTACTCCAACGTGGAGGCCGCCAAGGCGCACTGCCAGGGAGTCGTCAGCGACGAGTACCCGGCGGATCAGGCCCTGTTCTTCGAGTGGTCGGTGGACGAGTACGACGCGTCCGTCCTCGAGCTGGCCGTGCGACTCGATGACGAGTCGGTGAGCACCCTCTACACCGTCACGACGGAGACCGCCGAGCATCACTTCGACCCGGACGCCGAGTGGTGAGCGAGCTCCAGTGGCTGGGCGTGGCCACCGCTCTGTACGCGCTGACCTTCCCTCCGGGCCTTCGCCTGGCCCGCGCCGAGCACATCACGCCCGCCTGGCTGCGGGCGGCGTGGGCCCGGCTCCCCCTCACCCTCGCCGCCCTGCTGATGCTCCTCGGAGACCCCGATGCCTGACTGGATAGTCCGTGCCGCCATGGCCGTCATGGCCATCGGTGTGGTGGCCACCGGCGTGGGCTTGGCCCTGATCGTGATCGCGTTCCTGCGGTTCCTGCAGGGAGGCCGCGCCTGGCTGGTGGGCCTGGTCCGTACGGCCCGCCGGCGCGAGCAGCTGGTGCAGCAGCTGGTCGCCCCGGCCGCCAGGTACCTGCCGTGTCACTCGCTGGCCTGCGGCCACATGGAGACCGTGCACGTCCCCGGCGCCGACGGCCGGCTGGTGTGCGAGCACTGCGCCACCCCCTCCAGCCGGTGAGCGCCCGCCGCCGGAAGCCGTGCGACTACCCCCAACTGCCGCACGGCGTCCACAACCGGCTGTTCGTGGGCGGCTGGCGCTGCACCCTTCACACCCCCCGCGCGCTGCGCGGCCTGCCGGAGATCCCGCCCGGGCCCGGCTGGCCGGCAGGCAACTACCTCAACCAGCTCGCCCTCGAGGACCAGGAGCCGACCCATGACGACCGCACCATCCCGCCCGACTCCGCTGACGCTGGCCAACCGGGCCGCTGACAGGGCTCTCGCCGAGCGCGTGGTCGAGCTGCCGGACGAGCCGTTCCGGCTCCTGTGGGAGCGAGGCATCCGCCGCTCCTCCCTGATCGCCCACCACCGTCTGGTCGCGCTCACGCTCGCCACCCACGCCGCCTACGACACCGGCTCCATCCCCGGCTCCCGGCAGCCCCTCCTCGACGGCCTGGTCGCCGAGACCCGGCTGTCCCGCGGCCAGGTCGCCGTTGCGCTGACCGCGCTCCTCGAGCGCGGCTGGATCCGCCGCAACAGCGCCCGCGACAAGTTCCGCGCCTACGAGGTCTGTCCGATGCGCCTCGCAATCCCCGCCCTGCTCCTGCCCGGCCTTCGCCGCAAGTGATGAACGGACTTCCCGCATGATCACTGGCGACACCATCGGCCCCGCCCGACTGGCCCTGCTCGTGGCCGGCCTGGCCGAAGGCAGGCGGGACGAGGAGATCGCGGCCGACCTCGGCGTGAAGCGGTCCACGTTCACGAACTATCTCTCGGCCTTCTGCCGCGCCTACGCCGAGCCGAACCGGGACGCCATCATGCGTACCGCTTTCTGGCTCGGCTGGCTCCCTCCTGCTGAAGACGTTCCCCTGCCGCCCCTGCCCAGCCACCTGCACCAGGTCCTGCGGCTGATGGCTGAAGGGATGAACGTCCGCGAGATCGCCCGTCGCAGCTTCTGCTCAGAGAGCACGGCCCGGCGGTACCGCAACCAGGTCGTCGCCCACTACGGCGCCCGCACCCGCGCACATGCGGTGGCCCTGGCCTACCGCTCCCGCCACCTGCGGATCTGCCGCGGCCCCGCTTCCGCATCCTGACCCGCCATCACAGACCGGAGACGTACATGTCCGCCGCCGTCGCGCACGCAGCACCTGGTGCTGCTGCAGCGCGCCCTCGAGCAGCCGCAGCCGCGGCCGCCGGGACGCGCCCGCGCGCCGGCGGCGGCCTGCGTATCCGCGTACCTCTGCGTCTCGTTGTAGGCGTCCAGTACAGCGATGCTGCCCTGGCCGTCTACATCAAGATCGCAGCACTTGGCCTCCGTTCGGAGGGCTGCACGGCTCGAGTCGAGACGCTCGCCGAGTACCTCGGCATGTCCAAGTCCGTCGTGGAGCGGGCCCTGCGTCAGCTCACCCGGCCCGACAGTGTCGACGGCCTGGTGGAGGTTGCCACGACCCGCCGCACGAAACGCGGCGGACAGGGCGACTCGGCACACCGCGTCGTGCGCCAGGCCGAGCCGGACGAGCTGTTCGTCTGGCTGCCCGCCCGTGCGGGCACGGCCCTGCCGCCGCGCCTGCTGCGCCTGTACGCGCTCATCTCCTACGCCCAGACCCGCCGCCAGCCCCTCGCGTACAGCGACATGGGCGGCGTCCTCGTCCACCAGGGCGGCCGCGCCGCCGGCGAACCGCTCGGCGACCGGCAGATCGCGCGCCTGGTCGAGGAGCTCGGCGCCACCGGCTGGGCCACCGTCCGCGAGCGCGAGGGCCTGCAGGGCCGCCACGCCTACGAGGCCCACCTCCGGCCCCTGCACCCTGTGGCTGCGTCTCCTGACATTCATGACGGATCCGGTCCCGACGATCACGACGGATCCCTGTCTGAGGAAGACCCCAGGATTGACCGACTCAAGACGAGCGCAGGGGGCAGTGGTGGGATCCGCCGTAGGCGTCTGCAGGAGGTAGCGCGAGGGCCTGTGGATAACCCGGCCCCGGGCATCTTCCGGTCGGCACGGGGCCAGGGCACAAGCGGCGCCAAGGGCGGGAGCTCCGGCGACGGTTCCGGTCCTTCGCTGTCCGCCCGAGCGTGGACAGTCCTCGAGCCCGTACGGCACCTCCTCGACGGCTGCAGGCCGTTCGTGGTCCGCCGGATCGAGGCAGAGATCGCGGCGCAGCTGGCGGCCGGTACCGGGATGCGCCGGATCACCGAGCGCCTGCAGCGCCGCTACGCCACCACGGACACCGTGCGGGACGGCGGGCGCTGGATCCTCGGCGCAGGCCTGCCCCGGCGGGGATGCGGGCTCGACGTGTGCGAGGACGGCGTGCTCTGGCACACCGGCCAGGCCTGCCAGGTCTGCCTCGACATCACGCTCGCCGCACAGCCTGCGGCCGCGCCCCTCGAGGAGCAGCCACCGCCGCCGGCACCGGCCGCACCGGATCCGATCACTCTGCCGCCCCGGCCACCGGACGGGCCTGCCGTGCCCGACCTGACCCGGGCGCAGCGCCAGGCCCTGCGCCAGACAGCGACGCCCGACAGCGTCCGTGCCGCGATCACCGCCTACGGCCCCGCGGCCGCCGGCCGCATCTACGGCCTGCAGCGCGTCGCCCAGGAGCTCAACCGACTCGACGGATACGGCCCAGAGGAGGCCCCCGATGCCCACTGACCACGACGTGACGCTCTGCCCCAGCTGCTACGCCCCGATTCGCTGGACCGTGACCGCGGCCGCGAGGCGTCTCCCGGTGGACGCCGAGCCCAGCACGGACGGCAACCTCGCCGTCTACACCGACGGCACCGGCCGGGTCCGCTCCCGGGCGCTCACCAAGGAGCGCCCGACGCTCGAGCACAACGAGTGGCAGGCCATGCCCCACTTCGCCACCTGCAAGGCGCCCCCGGCCCGGCGCAGCACCCGCCCGGGCGCCCGTACGAGGACCGGTGTCCGCCCGACGCCCTGGCGGCCGCGGTGACCGCCCCGGCCGAGCCGGAGCTGCGGGCGCTGCTCGCCGAGTGGTGGCCGATCGTCCCCTTCGGCGGCGACTGGGAGCGCCCGACGCACAGCAACGGCGAGCCCATCCGTCGGGACTACGCCGCCCCTCAGCACTACGCCGCCCTCGCCGAGGCCATCGGCCCGAAGATCCCGCCCCCGCCCCGTAAGAGGAGGCAACCGTGTACATGAACGCCACCCGCGAGCAGATCGTCGAGCTGCTGCAGCGGGACCTCTCCAACTCGGAGATCGCCCGCCGCCTGCGCTGCGACCGGCACCGCGTCAGCGACATCCGCCGTGACCTCGGTATCCCGGACCGCCCGGCGCAGCCGCTGTCCCTCGAGGAGAAGTGGGCGACCAAGACCCGCCCCGTCGGCGACGGCCACCTCGAGTGGACGGGGAGCAGGCAGTCGACGAGCGGTACGCCGGTCCTGGTGTACGGCAAAGAACGCCACACCGCAGCGGCCATCGCCTTCCGCATCAAGCACGGCCGGCCGCCGCAGGGCTACGCGTACGCCGAGTGCGGCCTGCGGCACTGCGTGGCTCCCGACCACGTCGATGACGAGGCCGGCCGGACGCAGGTCCGCGAGCAGCTGCGCTACCTGACGGGCGGCCAGGAGCGAAAGCCCACGTGCAGGCAAGGGCACGACCAAGCCGCGCACGGCCGATACGCGCCGGACGGTGTCGCCTACTGCCACGCCTGCCACCTCGAAAGCAAGCGCAAGCGTGCCGCCGAGGGCAGCACTACGCCGCCCTGTCCGAGGCCATAGGCCCGACGATTCCGCCCCGCAGGAGGACCACCGTGCAGCCCACGCCATGCCCGTCATGCCGCCATCCGAAGGCCCGCGGCAAGTACCTCTGCCTGTCCTGCTGGAACCAGTTGCCCTGGACTGCCCAGCGCGCCCTCAAGCGTCGGGACCGCAGCGCCACGCCCCGACTCATCGAGCTCCACCGCCAGCTCGCGGCCGGCGTCCCGCTCGCCGAGATCGCCATCTCCCCATGACCGTCGCCGCGCTGCAGGCGCTCCTCGACACCGTCCGGCCGGGCGTCCCACGCCTGCCGGCCCCCTGGATTCCGCACACTGCCCTCCGCAGACAGGACCCCGATGCCCACCAGACCCGCAGGCCGCCGCTGATGGCCACCATGCTCCGCCTCCCCGGCGGCTCCGCCGACGCCGTCGACCTGGTCGATGCCCTGCTCGCCGCGGCCGATGCCCGCGGACGCCGCTCCCCCAGGCAGGCCGCGCGCTGGCGCG